CACTCCTTAACGTAGCTGATGGTGCAACCAATGTAACTAACAACAATCAGCTAACCAATGGCTCAGGGTATATTACTTCATCTGCTAGTATTAGTGGCAATGCTGGGTCAGCCACAACACTACAAACTGCTAGAACCATTAACGGTGTGTCATTCAATGGCTCTGCTAATATTACTGTAGCTGATAGTACTAAGTTACCACTTGCTGGTGGAACTATAACTGGTGACGTAAACTTAACTGCTGGTGATAGGTTACTTGTAGGGGGAGCTTGGGCTGACAATTCTTATAATACTAACACTGAAAGCATCATAGCCCTTGGTGGTGGAAACGACATTGCAAACTACTCCATTAAGACTACTATGGAAAATACTGGTGGGAATTACACAAAGCTAGACTTACGCTGGCACACTGGGGTGCGGGTCTTTTCTATGCCTCAGTATGGTGGTACCCGTTTCTTCTCTGATACTGCTATGACCACTCAGACATTTTCCGTAAACACTGGAGATGGTCATGTAAGAGTTGCAAATAACCTATATGTAGGTAGTACCGTAACTGCTACAGCATTCGTAGGCGATGGCTCTGGGTTAACTGGGCTTGGTGGCGGATTTCCAGCAGGAACAGCTATGATGTTTGCTCAAACTGCTGCACCGACAGGATGGACTAAATCAACTACGCACAACAATAAGGCTCTTAGGGTTGTTTCTGGAACGGCTAGTTCTGGTGGATCAACTTCATTCACCAGTGTGTTTGGAAGTAGGGCGGTATCTGGTACAGTTGGGGCCACTACTCTTACCACAGCACAAATGCCTAGCCATAACCACTACGAAGGCTGGGGTGGCTTTTCTGATATTTCTGGTATGTTTAGTTATGTATACTCAAATAGCAACCGTATTGGTTACTCTGCTCAAGGTTATCACGGAAATTATCACGCATATACGTCTAGCACTGGTAGCGGTAACTCACACAATCACTCATTTACTGGCACTGCATTGGACTTCGCAGTTCAGTATGTTGACGTTATCATCGCTACGAAAGATTAGACATGAAACTTGAACAGAAAGCAAACTGCCCATTAGATGGATTTAACCCGTGTCGGCAGTTAGATTGTGCATGGTTTACGCAGTTAAGGGGTACTAACCCCAACACAGGCGAACCTGTAGATGAGTATGGGTGTGCGATTTCATGGCTGCCAATGCTTCTGGTTGAGAACTCTCAGCAACAACGCCAGACTGGTGCAGCGGTAGAGAGTTTTAGAAATGAAGTTGTTAAGTCAAATAATACACCACAGAATGTGATATATGCTTTACCACAAAAGCAAATCGGAGAACATATATGAAATTAACAATAGTCCCATCAGACAAAGTAGTTGTAATAGACTATAAAGTTATTTCTTTTGATTTAGACAATGCCTCTATTCCAGATAATGTCCATGCCTTGCAGTGGGACAGAACGTCTGGTCATATTGAATACACAGACTCCGACAATATTGCAATATCAGAATTACCAGAGTGGGCAAATACTTGCGTCACCATCTGGAATGAGCAAGAAGCAATTTTGTCTGCCCCAGTAGTTTTGACGGAGGCTTATCTAGCAAAACAGGCAAGGGAACATAGAGGCGCACTTATGTTCGACACAGATTGGTGGGCCACATCAGACCGTACCATGTCTGCTGAACAAACTGCATACCGAAAAGCCCTTCGTGACATTACGTTACAGGCTGGCTTCCCTAATGAAGTTATATGGCCAACTAAACCAGAATAAAGGGACTATAGATGTTTGGCTTTACACCACTAGCAACTGCTACACTAGCTTCGTCACAGGCGGGTATTTCTGCAGACATTATTATACCTGGTGTTAGTGCTAGTGGTGCTATTAATAATGTAACAATACATGTAAGTACAGTATTGACAGGCGTATCTTGTGTTGGTACAATTAGCTCTATAGCTATAGACGGGTTTGAGATTGGCTTATCTGAAAGGTTAAACTCAGTAAGCGCTACAGGTACTGTAAATACAATAACAGTAAACATATCTGAGAAGATAAGCAGTGTTACATCTACAGGTATAGCAACTGGCGGTACTTACTCAGGTAAAGCTAGTACTATACTAACTGGTGTATCAGCTACAGGCTACACTGAACCTGTATCTGCTGGTGGCTTTGAGATAGACATCTCTGAGAACCTATTATCCGTAGTTGCATTAGGACAAGTATCAGGTATTACCGTCAACATAGTTGAACGAGTAGGTGGTGTAACAGCTACAGCTATTGTAAACTCTGTAGGTATATCAATTACTGTAACATCTGGTAGTGTATATGCTACAGGTTATGTAAACAACGTAGTAGAACATATAGTAGAAAGACTAGTAAGCGTAGGTAGTATAGCTAGCATAGGTGTTGTATCCTATAGAGTTGCTCCTACAGTAATTCCTATTACCCCTGCTATGATACTTCATTATGGTGTACCTATAGCTACAGGCATTCTATTTGACTATGAGTCAATAAAAGATAGCTACGACAGAAGCAGAACTATATATCTAAATGCAGAACAGACTAATCAGGTAGTAGTAATTATGCCTGGCCAATCAACAACTATCTATCTTAATGCACAAGATAGAAACACCACCGTTAAAATAGCAGCATAGGACTAGCACATGTATAAGTGGCCAGACAAAGATAAAGATGAGATAGTTGATTACAGCATTGATTGGTCACGCTTCTTAAATGATGACACTATTTCTGGTGTAACATGGTACATTACTGGCTCAGATAATGTTAAGACAGAGGCTACATCAGCTTCCGTTATTGATGGACTACAGACTGTAACAGCTACATACACAACTACTGTATCTACCATTCGTCTATCATTAGGAACAAACAATAGGCGTTACCTAGTGACTTGTAAAGTTACTACAGTTGAAGGTCTACAGTATGAGCGCTCCGTATACCTACGCATTAAGGAAAAGTAATGGCTTATAATTATATCACACTAGTCAATGAGGTACAGCGTAGGCTTAATGAGGTTGAGCTTAGTACTGCTAACTTTGATACAGCTAAAGGGTTCCATGCGTTAACTAAAGATGCTATTAACTCTGCTGTACGACATATCAATCAGGAAGAGTTTGAGTGGCCTTGGAATCATGTAGAGGCATCTGAGGTTCTACTTGCTGATGAAGCACGTTATAGCTACCCCTATGATGCTAAGACAATCAACATGAATACATTCCGTATCAAGCGTGATGCTGACTTAAATGTTGATACTATTAAATTAAAGATACTTTCGTATGAAGAATATCTTGACAAATACGCTGACATGGAATATAACTCTAACTTAAGCTCTACACCAAGGTATGTAGTACGTACACCAAGTAGAGAGTTAATGTTTATACCAACACCAGATAAAGCTTATGAAGTTATATATGAGTACTTTACAACTAGCTATGACTTACAGAAGTATGATGATGTACCTACTACACCTGAGCAATACAGACACGTAATTGTAGATGGTGCTATGTATTATGCCTACGTATTCCGTGGTGATATGCAGTCAGCTAACGCTACAGTAAGTAAGTTTGAGCAGGGTCTTAAGAATATGAGATCACTAAACATTAACCGTACTAACTACCTACGGGATACAAGGGTTTACTTCTAATGGCAACAGCTTGGCAGACCTTTCCCATTGAGTTTAAAGGTGGGCTTATATCTAACATTAGCCCCCTTCAACAAGGGTTAAACAATGTTGGGTCTGCATCTGTACTACAGAACTTTGAGCCCTCTAAAGAAGGTGGCTACAAGAAGATTGCAGGGTATGATAAGTATGATGCTAATGTAGTACCAGGTGCAGGTGTCCTAACTGGTGTTAAAGTTATCAATGCAGGTGAAGCTCTAGCTATCCGTGCTGATGGTGGTGTATCTAAGATCTACCATAGCTCAGGTACAGGCTGGACACTTAAGGCTACTGCAGCATTGAATGGTGCTAGGGCTAGGTTTGTAGACTATAAATATACAGGTGTAGCTAAGACATTAATCGTTGATGGTGTTAACTTCCCAGCTATCTTTGAGGATGTAACTAACACTATAGCATACATGACTGCACCAGCTGAAGTACAAGGCGCTCAGCATGTAGCTGTATATAAAGGTACAGCATTCTTCTCTAAGGATAGCATAGTTTACTTTACTGCACCCCTTACTGACACAGACTTTAGTGCAGCTAATGGTGGTGGACTTATTAACGTAGGTCACAATGTTACAGGACTTGTAGTATTCCGTGATCAGCTTATTATCTTTAGCACTAACAAGATCCAACGCCTTACAGGTACTACATCTGCTGACTTCCAGTTAAGCCCTATTACAGATAGCATTGGTTGCTTAGACTCAGGTACTATACAAGAGGTTGGTGGTGATATTATGTATCTTGCACCTGATGGCCTACGGCTATTGAGTGCTACAGATCGTATTGGTGACTTCGGACTTAACATTGCATCTAGCCCTATAGCTAAGGATGCTAAGGCATTTAGTGATAGCTCCTCTAACTTTGCATCTATTGTTATACGTGAGAAGGCTCAGTACCGTATCTTCTCATACAATTCATCTGAGCAAATAGCACTAGCTAAAGGTTTGTTAGCTACAAAGTTCTCTGACCAAGGTGCTGAAAGTATAGCTTGGGCTAGCCTTGTAGGGTTTAAGGTATACTGCTGTGACAGTAAGTACACTGAAGCTAGTGAGACTATTCTGTTTGGTAATGAGACAGGTTATGTATATCAGATGGACGTAGGGGCTAGCTTTGATGGTGGACCTATTCAAGCTATATACGAATCACCTTACATGCCAGTTACTGATCCACAAGTACGTAAGACATTCTATAGACTAACTACATACCTAGAGCCTAGCGGTAACGTTGCACTTGATCTAAACGTGAAGTATGACTTTGGGCGTTTTCGTGGTGTAGATGTTATCCAGCCTGATACTGATAC